CTTGCGATCCAAGAAACTTGAAATGGCAAGATAGTGGTTGTATTCTAGAGCATGATAGTGCTACAATAATTAAATTTTTACAAGGTTAAACATGGCAAAACCATTTGACATCTCAAAGTTCCGCAAGGACATCACAAAAAGCATACAAGGCTTGAGCATTGGATTCAACGATCCCACAGACTGGATCAGCACAGGCAACTATGCACTTAACTATCTGATCTCAGGAGACTTCAACAAAGGTATTCCGCTTGGCAAAGTTACAGTATTTGCTGGCGAATCGGGTGCAGGCAAAAGTTATATTTGTTCAGGCAACATTGTAAAGAACGCACAAGAGCAAGGCATCTTTGTTATTCTTGTTGATACAGAAAACGCACTTGACGAAGCATGGCTACGTGCATTGGGTGTTGATACAAGCCCCGAAAAGTTGCTTAAACTCAATATGAGCATGATCGACGATGTTGCCAAAGCAATTTCTACGTTCATGATAGACTACAAAGCACTTCCGGAAGAAGAACGCATGAAAGTGTTATGGGTCATTGACTCGTTGGGCATGTTGCTTACACCAACTGATGTTAACCAGTTTGAGGCCGGCGACATGAAAGGCGACATGGGCCGTAAACCCAAAGCATTGACATCACTTGTTCGTAACTCTGTCAATATGTTTGGCAGTTATAATGTGGGTTTGGTTGCAACCAATCATACATATGCTAGTCAAGACATGTTCGATCCTGATGACAAGATCTCCGGCGGCCAGGGTTTCATCTATGCAAGCAGTATTGTGGTTGCAATGAAGAAGATGAAGTTGAAGGAAGACGAAGATGGCAACAAGATTTCAGATGTTATGGGTATCCGTGCAGGGTGTAAAGTGATGAAAACACGCTATGCTAAACCTTTTGAAGGCATGCAAGTTAAAATTCCTTACGCGTCTGGCATGAGTCCTCACAGTGGTCTGGTTGACTTGGCAGAAAGAAAAGAAATTCTCAAGAAGGAAGGAAACAGTTTGGTATTTGTGACCAGCGATGGCGAAATTATCAAGCAGTTCCGTAAAAAATGGGAAGCAAACACTGATGGGTGTCTGGACAAGCTGATGGCATACTTTGCAAGCCAGGCAGTCAAAATTCCAGAACTTGATGACACCGCAGTAGAAGAAACAACAGAGGTATAATATGTCAGTAGAACTATCTAGCGAAATTTGGAATGAACTTAAACGATATATCAACACTGTTGATCGTCAAGAAGCTGCGGATGTGTTGGTATCTGTGTTGGTCGACAATGACGTTGCTCCAGATGATATCCGAGACGTGTACAAAGGCGACAAGGAAGTTAAAGCATCGTTGGCAGCCTACATCAAAGATCTTGATGACGAACCAGAAGAAGAATACGATGACGAAGATGACGACGACAACGAATCAGAGTACGAAGATTAAATATGTGGCTTAGTCGTGTTACAAATGATCTGGGAGCAATCCCAGATTTTATTGCTCATTATGAGCAAGAGCTTGGATCTGCACGACGTGATTGCTCAATTTCAGGCATGGTTGAGAGAAATATTTCAGCACTGCCGGGCATGACCGAACACAGATTCAACCAATTACAAGAAATTGAAGCAGTACTAAATCATTTAAATATACAACTACGTAAGATTCGTCGTCGCCACTTTCAAAAGTACCTGGAAGGGTATGCCCGTGCACTGACCAGTAGAGATGCTGAAAAGTACGTTGATGGCGAAGATGAAGTAATTGACTTTGAAACCATCATCAACGAAGTGGCTTTCCTTAGAAACCGATTTCTAGGAATTATGAAAGCAATGGAAAGTAAAAACTTCATGCTGGGGCATGTTGTTAGATTACGAGCCGCCGGAATGGAAGATATACAACTATGAGTTTTAGAAACGACGAAGAGCGGCACGAACACAGCTTACAAACTCTCAACACATTGTTTGAATACGATGATTTTATGGAAAGTATTGGCTCATTAGTTGATCTTGGATGCGGTGCCGGGGCAGACTTAGAATGGTGGGCAAGCAGAACTACGCGCGATGATGTGCCGATTCCGCTGAATATTCGCTGTACAGGAATTGACATTGTTGACGCACCGTCAAAGTTCAAAAAGTATCCCAACGTTACACATCAAAAGTTTGATATTGAAAAAGTCGACGAGCTAACATTAAAATCAAAGTTTGATGTGCTATGGTGTCATGATGCTTTTCAGTACTGTGTTGATCCACTTGCCACATTGGCCAAGTGGAATGGCATCGCCGAAGATGGCGGTATGTTGGTAATGGCAGTTCCGCAGACCACATTCATGAATATACGTCAGTTGTCGTTTGTACAACCCAGTGGATGTTTTTATCATCATACTGTGGTCAGTTTGATGCACATGTTGGCAGTAAATGGTTGGGACTGTAATTCGGGATTCTTTTTAAAACAACCCGATGATGAATTCATCCATGTAATTGCGTACAAAAGCACACATGCACCAATGGATCCAAAAACAACTACATGGCACGAGTTGGCCGAAAAAGACTTATTGCCAGAAACAGCAGTGGCAAGTATACAACATCACAATATGGTACGGCAGCAAGATCTAGTATTGCAATGGATTGATAAAAGTCTATCGATGATGGGACACCATTAAACGCTCAAGTGGTAGACCGGTGGCAATTTCATCTGTGTACCATTCGGTGTGTGCCAGTTGCTCTAACCATTGAGCACGATCTGGTCTTAACGGATTGTTTATTGTAGACAAATCCAAATTGCCAACAGGCGCTGCCAAACTAGACGCATTGACAAACGCCGGGACACCTGCTAATATTGCTTGTGATCCCGGTCCGCTGTTGTGGTTGACCACTGCCCATGCAGTTGTTAAACTACGATCATAATCAAAGTTGTCGTACGTTCCTTGTACAGGGTTGGGCATTTCTATAACACATCCGGGAACGTTGCCTATACGCTGTCTTGGGTGCGGACGTATAACAATAGGTTTGTCTGTGTATTCTCTAATCTTACGAACAGTTTCTGTCAGCCAAGCAACAGTGGGAGGTTGTCCTGCCCATTGCTCGCTGTCGGATCGCTGGACCGCAATAACAATATTGTATCCATTCTCGGTCCATGGCTTGGCTGCTAGCCGCAACTGGTTTGCCCGTCCTGGGATCAAATCTTTTCCGTAATACGCTGTACTTCCGGTACCGTTTAGTCCCAGTTTCCAAGTACTTCCGCGGCGCAACATTCCTACTTCCGCTACTATAACGGATCTTCCGCTTGATCTGAATGATTGCCACACTTCGCGATTGTGTCGCATACGGCCGTGCCACAGTTGGCTCCAGATAACAGCAATGTCTGCTGAACTGTCCATAGTGTTGTGGTCAACACCAATCTGGTCCAAACCTGTTCTTATGGCCTCAAAAACAGGTGAACTATTAAGTGCACCGTACTGGTCAAAAATACTTACTCTCATAATATACCTAGTTAAATATACACTTAGTTATAAGGAAAACTATGAGTCAGAAATTCTCTGTTGTCACAACATTCAATGCGCACGGATACAACCAGTATGGCAAAAGAATGATCAGCACATTCTTACAAAACTGGCCTGCCGAAGTTGACTTGTTGGTTTACGCAGAAGATTGCACAGTGGTAGAATCTGCACCCAATTTAAAAGTGTTGGACTTGCACAACAAAAGTGCTGCATTGGTAGCGTTCAAAGAAAAATGGGCCAATGTTCCCAAGGCCAATGGCATAATATCATCGGATCCGGTACGAAGCCGACGCAAGGATGCCGGCAAAAGTTTTAAATGGAATGCTATACGTTTTGCTCACAAAGTCTATGCTATTTTTGCGGCAAAAATAGCACACACTGATTGGTTGGTGTGGATGGACGCAGATACTGTATGTCATAGTCCTGTTACAATTGCCAAGTTGAATGAGCTATGTCCGTTGGACAAAGAACTTTGTTTTCTAGGCCGCCGTGGCAAGTATACCGAGTGTGGATTGTATGCAATGAATTTACGTTCTACAAATGTGTTGGCTTTTCTTAATAAATTTCAACATGTGTACGACGATGCAGAAAACGGTATATTCACAATGCAAGAATGGCATGATAGTTTTGTATTTGATGTTGT